AATTCAATGAATACAAACAACAAACTACGTTATTTTAAAAGTGCGGTGGCTTTTTTCTTTTTGTTTTTCCTTCACGGATTTTCAATTGGAACACGTCAGCAAGGCATTTCATATAACGTTTTGCAGATTTGCGTTTGTGTGCCACGCAAAAATGTTTATTTCAAGGCACACTGTTTATTGGCACATAACGCAAATGTGCTGTTATAGGATAGTTAAAAATGAAAATTGATATGCACATACTTAAATCGAAAACCGTTTGCCATAACAGCGAGAAATTCCTGATAATGGTAGGACACAGACATTGGAACTTAGGATTTCAAATACAAGACTGGGGAATAAGAATAATGCTGATATGGTGGCACGTATGCTTTCATTTTTAATTTCCTATAACGGTTTGCAGATTGGCGTTGTTGCCTCACAAATGTTTAATTGAAACACTAAACTTGATAATATGGAAAATGATAATTTGAAAACGGAAAGCAATAACGCCAATGTGCTGTTATGTGCAGTGCCATTGCCTTGCCCATTTTGCGGAGCGGAGGCTAATAAGGATAAGGTTTGGATGGATGCAGTATTTTATATTCAATGCTCGAATACTGATTGCGTGGCACAACCTTCAATTAGCGTAAAAGCTAAGTGCGTAGAGAATAAAGGTGATACGATTACATACAGCCCATTATGGGAAGATGCAGAAGCGGAGGCAATAGCTAAATGGAACACGAGGCATTGCACATAACATTGTATATGTATTACATCACATTTAACTAATTGATTTAAAATTAATTATTATGGATATTTCTGCTCACGCTATCTTCTTTGAACAGGAAATGAAACGAAGAAACTTTTCAATTCAGACCATTGAAAACTATTCGTCATGCTTGAAAAAATTCTTTAGTCAGTCAAAATCTGACCACCCAAAAAATATTCACGAAAAAGAAATTCGTGAGTTTTTAGGAACGTTTGATGAACCAAATACACAAAGAGGTTACCACTCTGCAATAAAAAAGTTTTATGAAGTTTGCATGAATCAAAAAGATAAATTTCGTTATATTCCTTATGCTAAAAAATCAAATAAATTACCAATAGTTTTATCAGTTGACGAAATTCAAGCAATGTTTAATATGTGTGAAAACTTGAAACATAAAGTAATTTTAGGAATACTTTATTCGTGTGGTCTTCGTGTTTCTGAATTAATCAATTTGAAATGGTCACATATTGACAGGGGTAGAATGATAATAAATATAATTCAGGCTAAAGGCGCGAAGGATAGACAGGTTGCTTTACCGCAAAGTTTAATTCCATTGCTTGAAAAATATTTTTTTAAATATAATCCTAAAGTATATGTTTTGAATGGTCAGAATTTTCCACAATATGATGAGCGAAGTGTTGGTAATGTAATCAAACAATTAGCAACAAAAGCTGGAATTAAAAAGAGGGTCTATACTCACTTAATAAGACATTGCACATTCACTCATCTCGTTGAGCTTGGCACGGACATTAATTTAATTCAGAAAATAGCAGGACATAGTAACGTAAAGACTACTAATATTTACTGTCATATTTCAGACAACTTAATCAGTAAAATTCAATCGCCATTAAATAATATTAAACTTTAATTTTTTGTATTAAAAAAAGTATTACCTTTGAATAAATCAACCGACAAATGAATAGTAAATCAATTTATTTAAAATAGTTTTAGTCCTGTTAGCTTAGTAGTATCTTCTTAGTCGGTTGTTGCGAAAGGTTAACGGGCTAAGACGAATTAACAACCGATTAAATAACAAACACATGGAAAAGAATGAAATAATAGACATTTTTATTAGTGAGATTAAACGTGAATTTCCTGACCAAAATTGGAATTATCTTGAGTTTATTAAAACTAGATTATTAGGTAATAACAAATTCACCACTCCAAGCGAGGTTGTTGATGGTTCGTTGGAGGAAATAGCCGATGAATTATATGGGGAATTTTCGAGTTATGCAGATAATAACGCAAGTATTATTGGAATGAATAGATTTCAATTTACTTTAGCATTAGAACAATTTGCCAAACAGAACCAACCAAAACAGGCGGTTGTTGTTTCGGATGAAATTATTAAAGCAAAATTAGTAGCGTTAAATTATGACCATGTTATTCAAGATTTTGCTTTTGAAGATGGTGCAAAATGGATGCAAGAAACCCTTTCCCAACAGCCGAAGCCGAAAACGAGTGACGAAAATGGAATTAATGTAGAAAAAGAGGCTAAAAGTATTTACATGAGCATGACCAGTTTCGCAAATTACAGCGAAATGAATGGTATAAGTAGAGATTGGTTTTTAACTTGCATTCAAAACGGCTTAATAAAATTCGCACAACAACAACAGCCGAAGTCGGAGGCGGTGGATGAATTGGATGAACGCTTTAATTCAGATGTGTTTATTGATAATGTGTGTTTGAGTTATAGACATGATTTCGGATTAATGGCTAAACAGGATAAACAAAAATTAAGGTTTGAATGTAAGGAGTGGATACGAGGAATAAGAAATAACTGGATTTTTTTCACCCAATCCAAAAAACAATAGTATGAACAAAATAACTTACGGTGATAATCTATTAGAATGGACTATCGAAGAAACAAAAAAAGAAATAATTGTATCAATCAATAAAGAAGCATTAACAAATAAGGCCATACTTAGTTTAGGTTCAAATATTTTTATGGTTCTTTTAGAAGCAGAAAGAAGAAAACAAATAAATTTACAAAACCCAAATTGATTTAATTTAACCGATATGAAAAATGAAAGTATGAAAAAAGCGAAATCAATTAAACAACTAGAGGCTGAAAAAAATAAAGTTCGAAAACAGCTACAGGAAATCAATAATGAAATTGAGGATTATAACCTTAAAAAAGAAATTCCCATGCTTAAAAAAAAGTATGAAGGAAAATACTGGAAGTATGATAACGGATGTAGTGCAGAAAACAGATGGTGGTTATATTCTTTTTGCAGAAAGGTTACAGGAACAGATCAAGGGTTTTTTGATTCGTTTGAAACGACAAACGCAAATTATCGTCAAAACAACTTCAACTACAATGAAGAGCAATTTTTTCATTTATGCCAAATTGAAATATCAAAAGAAGAGTATTTAAAACAATTTAATCTTTTTCAAGGTCGTTTAAAAAAACTTAAACCATGATGTACTTCCTCTCAATATTCGCCCCTGTTAGTATTGCTATGGCAGTTATAATGTACCTTACAACCTTCGGCAAAGAGCTATGGCATAAGTTCAAGTTCTATGTACTAAGGTATAGGTTTGAAGGGCAGAGAAGGATAACTAAATTATATAAAACCCCAATGATATGAAAAAACAATTAATAATTATTTTAACCATTTTAGTGTTTACTTATTTATTATTTTCATTTGTAAAAAATGATTTTAATACTAGCAATTGGTTAATAGTAGATAGACTCGGTCTAGTACTTTCATTAGGTATTACATATCCGCTTTATAAACTAATGGAATTAAATAAGTGAAAAACATTTAGAGGATAAATTTAATAATTGAATTATGGAAAAAATGACAAATTACGATGTTGTAAAAAAATTGATTGGTAACATTAGACCAGTTGGCGATGCAACACTATTAAGCACCGATAAGGCAATGTTGTTTATGAGGTGGATTAGAAAAGCTTTGGACAACAATACTTTTGAAACAGTATTTATTTCTTAATCCTAAACCAAGCCAACACGCCAAAGACTAAAATCAATAAAGCGATTAGCCAATTCCAGTTTATTCGATGCGCTTTGTAAATGTTATTTGTAATAGTTTTTTCTACAATTACCTTGAGTGAATCACATTTGCCTGATAAAAATATTGTGCTATCCTTTGTGTTATAAAAGTATCGCATCTCAAGCCTACCTTGGCGAATAATAGTAGTGTCCTTTTGAGTATGGTAAAACTTAAACAGCGTATCGGTTTCAACCTTGTTAATGTTAATCGTATCATGCACTATGGTTGTTTCAGTCGTAAAGCCACATTTTTGACGTGCTTTTTTTAAACGGTATTCGCAACCACAACTAGCCATTAAGCTCGTTATAACGCAAATAAATAGGGTTTTATACAGCCTTGTCATCCTTTTGATTCTCCTTCTCTTTTATAAAGCTCACAACCTCGTTAGCTACACCGCCTAAAGCAAGTATACTAATTGATAGGTATGGATGACCCTCAACTAATATCAAGCTACCCCCAACGATAGCGGTTGCCGATTTAATACTCAAACCAATTAGCTTAAGTTTTTCTAATTTTGTCATTGAAAATATTTTCATGGCATCAATTTTAATTCCTTAATCTTTTCTAAACTTACAAATCCCAATACTAAACTTTTACTTCTTTTCTGAAACTCTACGGCTCCACCGTTTGATTGATGTCCTTTTAAACTCGTATTTCCTTCAATAGCATAAAAATAATTATTCTCAACCTCACCATAAAATATTCCAATATGGTCGCCCTTAACCCCTTTAGGAAAATCAAATATAACTAAGTCACCTTCCTTTGGTTCGTCAGTTAAGCAACCTAAGTCCTTAAACATTTGATATGCTTTTGGAACGTATGCTAAACCTTGTTTTCCCTTATTAGTGTCAGGTAAAAAAATAGCACTACCAACTACATAACAATAATTACAAAAGAACCCACACCAAGCAACGTTATTAAAATCAAAATAGTGACCAAACATATTGTCATTATTCTCGCCCTCGGTATATCCTACATGGCTCAAGGCTTCCTTACAAACCTTTTCCCTATCGGTTAATTCATCCTTAGAATCTAATCTTTTAAATTCTTGCTTTGCTAAATCTCTTAAATCCATAGTTACTTCTTTTTAAAAAATTCAGTTATCTTTTTTCGGTTTAAAATTACGTAAATTATGAACGAAATCACCCCTGTAATTGGAAGTAATAACCTGCAAAATTCACTAGTTGCCTTAAACATTTCATACATTCCCCAACTACCAGCTCCAGCAGTTAGTAAAGTCCTGTCAATATATTCGTGTAGTTGTTCCTTGCTCATTTTTTTACTGTATAAATAGTTAGTTCATCTTCAAATGCGTCATTCGGTTGTATTATAATTGGTTCGTTCATAATCATGGACATTCTGCAAAAACTTCATCTCCTACAAATACACCACCAGCAGCCTTACCCGTTGCGTTTGGATGCGTCCCGTCATAACCACCACCCGAATACCAAGGATTTGTAATTAATGAATCTGAAAAAGTTGCTCCACCACCTCCCGACAAGTTATATAAATCAATTATAAAATCCCAATCCCCTGACGTATCAGCAACACATAAAGCGTTGTAAGTTGCTATGTTCGCCCCAGCATCATCGTCTGCAATGGCTGTTATTAATCCTATTTTAATACTACAAGTTGAGGGTAACGCAGCCCTTATACCTTGCACGTATGTTTTAGCTTTTGCGTATGCCTCAGCAGGTGTTGAGCCTCCTGTTACCATTTGATTACGTCCTTCTTGAAATATAAAAACGTTTTCTCTTGCAAAGCCTTGAATTTTATTGATAACATCAGTGCGAAAATTAGCAATCATATCGTCAAGGGTATTTCCTGACCCAGCCGAATTAGTATAAGTATAATTTCCTGCTCCATACAATGAATCTAATTGAGTAACTAAATCACTGCTATAAGCATTAGGAATTGAATTTCCTTCAAGAATTATATTAATTTTTGTATTTGTATCTCTCGCCATAATATTTTAAACTACGTTTTGGTTGTATGTTTGAATGATTTGCATTAATACCGCTATCTCACTAGCCGTATATGGCGTCCCGTTATAGGTTCCCCATATTGTAAAATTACGCTGTACGTCTACGAAACTTGCATTAACCGCATTATTATTTCTACACGCATCATTAGAATCTTTTGCGCTCAATGCTCCAGTTGGTCTTGCCGTTTCTGCGCTTGGTGTAATTTTTATTCCGTCTTTATAAATAACAGTATTTGTTCCATCGTTACCACCGTAATATAATCCTTCACCTGCTAATATACCATGACTTGTTCCTGTTAAAAATCCTGACGTTGCTGTGCTTCTTGGATAAAATAAATTTGAGTTTGCACTTGCGGCATCATTAGCCCCAAACTCATTACCATTAACAGTAATCGTATTACTTCGGCCAAGTATAACCCAAAAATTTTGTTTTGTTATTGCACTTGCTGAATTGTTTAAGTCCCAACCTTGAGTAGAGCCATTAAACAAAACGCCTTCACTTGAATGAGTTCCGTCCGTTCCTATGGTTGTCACTCCTTGAGTAGTCGGATATTTAAAAGCGTTTTTTGCAACCGCTAAACTTGTAGGCGATACTGTGTTCAAATAAACAACGTCATTATAAAAGTTCTTGCCTAATGAATTTCCGCCTTTAAGACTTAATATAAGCCCGTTTAAAGCGTTCTTTTCAGCTGAACTTGTTATACCTTGAGCAGCTATAAACGCCAAAACATCGGCATCCCAAACTCGTGCGCTTCCAGAGCCTCCAGCCCATATTCCAAATCCAAATCCGTAACTCATGGTTTATCTTTTATATTTTCATTTCTACTTGAATGATGCATTTTTATTGTTTTATAACTACCATCTTTTTGCCTCTCGTTTAAAGTAGCAAATTTACCTTTACTAACAGCACTAGCAAACCTATCAAATACGTTTACATCATCAGTGTTTTCTATACTTCTATCAAGTATTCCGTTTCCCGTGTATATTAGTAATTGATAGTTCATATTAAAAATTAATTACGTTAACATTGTTAAAAGCATTCGTGTATAAAGATGCTTTAAATTTAAAATCTGAAACGGGCGGAACTAATGATGTATATTTTAAAACACCATCATAGTAATATTTTACATCAATCCCATCGCTTACTATTCTACACAATAACCCATGAACAACCCCAACAATAGCAAATGGATTGGCTCCATTTTCATATACGTATAAATTAGCATCGCCTTGTCTTGATAAGCAATAATCAATATCAGTATAATTATTTGCGACTTTTGCCATTTTAGCAACACCAAACATTATATTATTATTGTCATCAAGAGTAAAAGAAACGTCAAAAAGACTTGAAGTACTTACTTGTTCTGACCAAGGATTTCTAGCAGTCCAGCTTGAATCAACGCCCCCGTTCGACTCAATTGAATGACCATCGTTAGTCACTAGCACGTTAGTAGTATTGAACCAATCAATTGGCGCAACACCACCTCCACCGCTTTTGCCGAAGTAATATCCAAATCCGAATCTGTACATTTTACTATTTAGCGTTTATCAACGTTCCTTGTCCAGCACCCCATGTTACTGATGTAATTATAGTGCTATGACGAATAGTTTTTGGCTGACTTAATAAAGTACCAGCACCACAGCCCAATAATGTTGTAACATCATTTCCATTAACGTCTAAAATTTCATCAATTTCAGAATCCGCTTCGTCTATTACTATGCCGTCAAAAAATCCAGTTGTTGTTTCCGTTCCTGAAATTCCTGTCGTGCCATAAGCTGCCGACATAAATTCAAGCGGGGCTAATTTTCTTGTTCTTGTTGTTGCCATTTTTATTTGTTTTTATAAAGTTAGTATTATTAATTTATTATGGTATTACATAAGTTCCACCACTTGGTACTGTTGTTATTGTATTTCCGTCACTATCTTTTATTGTCACTGGTTCTGGATTAATTCCGCTAGGTTGACAATTTTTTCTAAACCCAGTGTCATCATATTTATCCCTAAAATCAACCTCTACGTTATACCATTTTTTATATGTGTTATCCATTTTAGGCGAATAGCCGTTTGATTCTTTTACAACGGCTTTTCTTAAATAATCATGTTTTGATAATCTGTTATAATTAGTCACAACAATAGAGTTACTTTTAAAGGCTCTATTTTTAAGAATCGAGTGAATCCAATCAGGAAAATATCCAGAATTAAACTTATACTTTGGATTAGTTAAATCTCTTACACGCTCAACTTCTAAAGCATTTCCAGAATAATAAGACGTTTCAATTACTTCTTGTTCATCTTTATCATATCTAAAATTGCCAGTTAAGCGAATCATTTCCTGCCAATTTATATTACCATATTCTGTAATTGAAAAGTCGTCATCACTATTAGAAATAAATCCGTTGTCATTCCATTCAAATTTTATTGTTCTATTTGCTGAATCAACTGAATATTCTTTTAAGCAATACAATGGCGAATACACAGTAGTTGTGTATGATATTATACCAACCGTTCTAACTATTTTAACCCTATAAGTACCTTCGCCAAACGCAATTAAAACTGGTCGCCACCGCATAATAAATCCAGTAAAAGTTGGGTAATCTGTAAAAATTCCTAATGGAAAACTAGTCCCGTAAGTTGAATTTAAAACTACTTGGTCAACCCAACTACCACCAACATATTTTTGAAGCGTTAATACAAGGGTTGATGAAGGAAATGCAAATTGATATAAAAAACTAGCATAATCATTTTTGTACGAATCAGGGTCGTCAGTTGACGCTAATGCTAATTGAATAAAATTTTGATTAGGGTCACAACAATTACAAATATCGTCCGCCTCTGGTAATTCTATTTGAAGTGGAAACCCTTGTCCATTAGTTAAAATCCTTGCGTTTAATTTAGTTCTTAAATACGCAAAATCCATTGGATTAATATTCTCATTATATGTCGTTTCCTGTATCATTATTGATTAACTAAACATACTTTTAAAAGACCAGTTACCGAAGAACTAAATGTAAATGTTCCAGCACTTAATGAACACCCTTTACTCGTTTGCTCTATTCCGTTAACAAACAACATTATTTCTTGCGGGGTTAACCCAACTAACAAAGCATTATAATAAGATAATGCGCCAGAAACAGAGTCGGTAAATAATGCTACGTGATGTGATATTTTTACTGGTTGTAATGCTGGGATAACCGAAATTTCACCAGTTCCACTATTAAACACAGTAGTGGATTTTGTTGTCCCCTCTGCTCCATTACTTCCAGCAAACAAAATAAAGTCATCAATTGATGCTCCTATTAAAGACGGGAAAATTACGGTTCCAACCCCATCAGTCACACCAGTTTCAGCATCTTTTGAGCAACACACTTTAATAATTCTACCGATTGACGGTGAAAAAGTTAAGGTGTCTGAAGCAATTGAAACGTCCGAAATAACGCTTAGTTCTAAACCTAAATTCCATACTAATAAATCCAATAAATTAAATCCTACTAATGCTGGTGAACTAAATAAAGTTGTTCCAGAAGCTACTTGAGTCATAATAGAAATATCGCAAATAGTTTGCGCATATTTACCCAACCTAGCACTTAATTTATAGTACGGATAAGTCATGGTTAATAAAGTCAAATCCAATGTTGCTATAACATCAATTCTAGGAGGCGATGCATAAGGATAGGCAATTAACTTAGCTTTATTTACGGCCATTTCACCAATCCATACAGTTGATGCGCTTGGTTCAACTATTGTGCTAATCGCATCAATTGTCGTAGTATTTCCGTTTGGCCTATCTATTTCTAAAATTCCATAGTAATCTGGACAAGTTGCTAAATTTCCTTCACCATTAGAATAAGAACCACTGCCAGATAATAATTCTACAAATTCACATTCACCAGAGCCACTTGTTATATCGTCATAAATACAAGGAAATAAACTTTCCCCATAAAAAGAAGCTATAACCATAGTATTTCCTAGTGTTGATATTTGTTGAAGTAAACTACCTCCAGATGTTGTATATGTATTTATTTCGGCTGTTTTTTCACAGCTTTCGTACTCATCATAATTCTTAATATTTAATTCTATTTTATGAGTACGCTCGTATTGCTCAGTATCAGACCCATTAACTAAATCTGCCGTAATAACTACATTAATATACATTTGCCAATCTGGAGGCAAATCATAATTTGACCAATTAGCATTTGAACTTGTAAAATCTGGGTCAGTTGTTAATGTAACCCATTCCATCCATTGTAACTTGGTAGCGTATTCTAAAGCGTAATAACGATAATTGGCATCAGCCGTTAATTCATTAAATGATAAAGTATTTTTTTCATCTGTTGAGTTTAATACGTATCCCCTAGTTGTATTTTCAGGGTTTGATAAACTTAAACTTTCTAAAGTAAAATTTCTTGTAGAATCCGTAGCGTGTTCAACTGTTACGCTAACAACTACTGAATTTAAAGTACACGTCCACTCATTCGATACTCCAACTAATTTTTTTAACCCAAATTTTGCTATTTGACCAGTTGATAAAGTTGTTTTTAATCCATCTTCAACCCACCCTTTATAATCTGTTGAGGCAAGAGTTAAATCATTTGTTGAATGTTCGTTTACTAAGCCATTATCAAACGTAATAATATCGGTAGTGTCTATAAATAATTCAAATTGCCTATAATCACAAAGGACAGCCATGTGGTCACTCTCAGCAGTTGAGGTAATAGTAGTGTCCCCAATATCACAAAAAATAATATATTTATTATCGTTGTTTGGGGCTGTATATGTAAAGTTTATTGTTGCGACAGTTCCAGAAACCCCAACAGTTGCTCCAGTAATTAAACTATTTGCAATTGCTCCTGCGCTTGGTGTTAAATAAACATTACTAACCGTAAAGTTAGTCCAGACATCACTAGTATTGTTTGAAAAATCAGCCGTATCTTCTGGTAATTGAAAAACGTATAAATCAAATCTAAAGTCAGCATCAAAATTTCCTGCCGATGTTTTATTAATTACAATCTCAACATCCGTATTAACGTTTTTAGAAATCTCATCCCTTGCGCCACTATCATAACTAATAGTATCTAATTCAAAATTAGCAGTTCCACCGTTTCTAAATTCATCATAAAATCCAGTGTCACCGTTTTGTAAAAACGTTGATAAATTTCCATTATCGGTTGTATGGTCAGTCCCACTTGTTACAAATCCAGCAACTATTCTAGGAACATATTTTAAGCAGTTTGATAAATTAAACCAAGAAACTAACGCTTGAGAAAGTTCTTCTGAGCTATTTTCCCAATCATTTAAAATAGCTGGTGAAATATGAAAAACGTGAGTAATTACAAAACGTTGTTCATATCCTGTACTTGAACCGCTTGTTCCAATTCCAGCTTCTTCAATAACATTTAATGCTTGTTCGGTTGTTGTTCCTGTTAACCAAGATTTATTTAATGTTTGAGGTGTTAGTGTTGTAGTTCCTGATGCATCAGCATCTAATCCCGTGGCTCTAAATTGTTGTGTTTCTCCGTCAATTAAAGACGTGTAAACAGCACCAGAACTATTTTCAATTAATCCAAAATAATAATCAATAGCTGTTACTGGGGTGGTTCCATAAACCGAATAAGTTGAACCTATTTCGGTAGTAAATGCAAATGTTCCGCTTGTAGAATCTGAATATGTAACATATAAAATACCTGACGAAATTCCAGTAACTAAAAAAGTACCTTCGTTTGAATTGCTTCCAGAACTTAATTCATCATAAACTAAAACAATCGTATCACCAACTTTAAATCCCTTATCAATAAAATTAGTGCCGTCATTAGAAATAATTTGATTTTCGAATAACGTGCAATCAAAATTTATAGCTTCCCAGTGAACAATAAAATCTATTGTTACTTCAATATAAGAACCAATTGAACCAGTCAACGGCCTAACTCCAGTTGAATTAAATTTTGATTTTAGCGATATGTCTAAAACATCAATCATGTATTTTCTTAATCATTAATTTAATTTCTTCATCCGTAATTCCTTCAACCTTTATAGTAATGTCTTTATTTTTTGTAACATTTAAAACACCTTTTTTATTATTCATCACAAACGGATAAGACTTTTCAACTACAACAGATTCAAATATTGTTTTTTCACTTACCGCACCACCCATTCCACTAATTGCCTTTTGTAAAGCATCATTAATCCCATTAAACTTTTGATATAATAACGTTGGGTCTATTTTATTTGGGTCTAGGTTTTCCATTGCTTAAAATTACAAATAAATAGTGGATGAATTAGGGGTTATTTGCTTTGCTTTTAAATTATTCGTATATTTTTGATTAACCTCAAATTCTATATCGGCCATGCCAGTATAAGGGTTCCATTTTACCGATGTTAGTTTTGCCGTGTTGCCTTGATAAGTGCCGTAGTTATTACCTAAAATTTGTAAATACTCCTCACAGCATAACGGGATAGTCCCCTTATATTTTAACCATTGATTCCCTTCTGAACTCGTGTAAACAGGTTTTAGTATTTCGTTAAAATGAAAGTTTTGGATTAGTGTTGGAGTTCCTAAGTATGTAGATGTTAATGGGTTAACCTTTACACCTAGTGCTAAATAGGTTTTATGTTGGCTAATAAAATGGGTGTCTAATTGTAAACAACTAATATTCGCCCCTGCTGGAATTGCTGGGACTGACATTGATGGCGCACCAAATAAAGAGGCTATTCCACTGGCTAAATTAGCGTAAGTATTAAAAATCTTTGTCATTTTAATTTCTAATCCGGTGGTAGTTGTTTTAACATTTGGGAGGGTAAAAGGAATCGAACGAGTGGTAAGTCCTTTTAGTAAAATATTCTTTTTGTTATTAACAGTAACGGGTTCACAAATTACTTGCGTTATTCTGTTGTTTGGAGCATCGTAATCATATAAATCAATCCCATCATACTCATACTCGACCACATAATTTGTACTTACTTCACTTAAATTAGTTCCATAAACCCCAATTGATTTAACCGCTGGAATATTAAAAGTTGAGCTAGTTATAAAACTACCTTTTCGCTCAAAATAAAGAGTGTTTCCAATTATTTTTGTTTCGCCATTAAATTCCTCTATTAATCCACGTAATAAATCGCCCAAAGTTCCATCGTAATAACCGAAATCGCTTGGCGGTGCTGGTATGCCGATTTTAGAACCTTCATAATTTTTTGGAGGCATTATAGCCTGTCGATAATATCTACTTGTAGAAACCGAAAATATTGAGCTGTAAAAATTTAACCCTAAATATGCGCATCCTTTTTCTAAAAGTGTTCTTATATACATTGCCTTATGATAATAAACAAATGGGAAAATTAAATCCATTAATTGATTAAGCAATTCAACTAAAGCGATTATTAATATTACAATATAAACGGTGAGAGCTAGTAATTGAATTAGGGATTCTATAAATCCAGTTAGCCCACCTAGAATGGCCGCAGCAACATCGGTAATCCTTTTTACTGTTTCGAAAAGTTCTTTTGAAATTATAAAAACACTAATTGAACTCATTAATATTTCCATTTTTTGGGGATATTTCCCAACCATGTAATAAGTATCAATGTAATCTGCCGAGCTAATATATCCAGCTTCGGTTGACCCTAATCTTGAAAGTAATTCAAAACGAAATGAATCAGCCCTATCAGTTAAAAAATCTATTTTACCAGTTTCACGAATTGGAACTTTTACAATATCACAAAAATATTCAGCGGACTCATCAGCGAAATTTAAACAAGCCGTTACGACATCATAAAAAGTACCGTCACAATCTAAAACAGCTTTATATGGTAATCCTTCCGTAATTCCATAACCACCAGTTAATCCTTCGGTAATATATTCGTTTATTAAAACAGCATTATCACCAAGCCATTCAAAAGCATTTGTACTTAAACGCCTTGTATCTTGAGTAAATGATAATTCAATTTCAGTATTTTTCCACTCTTTTGGTGGATGAACTTCAATGAATCCTAAGCCATCTAAAAAATCAATATAATGTCTTATTATTTCCATTAACTATTGAATCCTTTAGGTTTATTATTTTTGAAAATAGTTGTTTTAATCATTCGGCTTGTTTCAGTTCGAGTAATTAAATTTCCATTCCTGTCAATTAAAAAACTTGGCACAGGTTTATCATTTATAGCTTGTTTCAAGCCCTTCATTTCATTTAACAATGGAGTTAAATTAGCCCCATAATTTTGACCTTGTTTTTGATTTACTAAAGCAATCATAGAATCATTTTGTACAGATAATCCCATTCTTTTTTGTGAACCTGTTTTTAATGAATCTTTAATTGCATAAAAATTATCTTTACCCAAACGAGCCATTTCTTTTTTAGAAAATATCCCCTCACTACCTTCGGCCTCGATTAATATTCCGCCTCTTTTATGTGAGTTACCTTGTAAAATACCACCATTTTGTTTTGCAACCTCATCACTAATAACCCCACCATCTTCTAATCTTGCTGCAATTGCTTTAGATAATTGAACTTGAACAAACGCTTTTGCCGCTGCCGTGTTAGGGTCTTTTTGAGCATACGCAGCCATTAAATTAAAGAACGTTTCCATTTCCTTTAATTTTTGTTGCTTCTTTTGGTCAATTAAAAGTTGCTTTTCTTTTTCTGCTTGTATTGCTTTTTCTTGTGCAAGTGTATTTTCTAAACCACGTTCTGCAAGTGATTCTTGACGCTCAACATTTAATTTTTGTTTTTCTAATGCGTTTTGGTCTTTCTCAATCCTTAAATCTAATGCGTCTGAATATGCTTGAGTAATTGTTTCCATTGCCGAAATAGCCATTTCAATAGCTTCTTCTTCGGCTTGTTTTCTAATTTCTGCTTTTTTATCCTCAACATACTGAACCATTTCAATTTCATTAGCAGCCCATTCGGCTTCTAGTTCGTCTTGGTCTAATTCTTCTTGAGCAAGTTCTTCTTTTGTTTTTTTAGTTTCATCAACTTTATCTTTATTCGCTTTTTTAAGAGCGTCTAATTGCGCACGTACAAATTCAAGTTCTGTTTTTTCAAATTCTTTATTATATTCGTGTTCAATTATTAATTTCTTTTCAAGGTAATCAACATTAACTTGTTTTAACGCTTGTGTTTTTTCTTCTTCATTAGATATGCTTCGTTCAATTGCGGTTTCATTAAGTGTTTTTTCACGCTCAATAGCTTTTAAATCGTTTTGATATTGTTGTTCCCTGAATGCTTTTGCGTCTGCTAATGCTTTGTCTTTTGACCCTTGCTCACCACCTACTAAATCCCCAGTTGCATCGGTTATCGTGCCGTCCTTTTTTTCTTTTGCTGTCTTTTTATTTTGATTACGTCTTTTTAATTCTAAAGCTCTTAACTTATCAACTTCACGATAAAATTCAACAATATTTATTTTACCAGTTTGCAAAGATTTTATTAATGCCTCACCTTCGATTTGAGTTTCTTTTGTTGACTCACCTAATACCTTATAAGCTAATGAAAGTTTTTTAGTTGCGTCAAATAATTCTAAAGTATTTATTTTACCAGCATGATGTAAATTATTTAATCCTTCGAAATAACCAGCGTTTTTATCAACCGCAGTGCTTAATTCATTAAACCCATCAATAACACCTCCAAAGTATTCAAGTATTCCAATTAACGCACTCTTAAATGAGTTTAAAATAGGGATTAATTTTTCACCAATACCAATTTTAAGAACCTCTAATTTATTTGAAAGTATTTCCGATTGCGCTGCTGCACTTCTATTGTTGATAGTCGCTTGTTCGGTTGCTGTATTGGTTCCTGTAATTGCCTTGGTTAATTCCTTGTACTTATCTTGATTTTGAAGTAATATTTTACCAGCCGTAATGTTTTCAGCTCCAAATAATTTAATTTCTTTTTGCGCTCTTTTCGCTGGGTCTTGAATAGAGTTTAATTGTTTTTCAGCTTCTTTTAATGCCTCAGCAACATTGAATTTTCCACTCTTAAATCCTAATCCAGCTTTTTGTAATTGTAACAATGAGCCTCTTAATTTTGTTCCGCCCTCAGCACCTTTTAATCCTTTTTCGCCTAATATTTCTAAGAATGAAATTGTTTCTTCTAACGTTAAATTTGCTCCAGCAGCAACCGTACCGACATTTTTCATTGCCTCATCTAATTCAGGAACTTCAACCGCACCCTCTTTTGATGCTGCTGCCAATGCGTTTATTACTCGTGCAGATTCTTCACCTGATAAATTAAATTGATTTAATGAACTTGTTAAAGCACTCGCAGCAACTGGTAAATCTAAACCAGACGCTTGAGATAAAATTAATGCTTGGTCAGTAACTTCGGCCAATGCAACTTTATCTTTTAATAATTCAGGACGTGCTGAGCCGATTAATTTAATTGCATTTAAGTATTCGGAAGCCGAAGTTGTAGTTGAACTTCCAACTTCTTTTGCTTTTTCAGCGAAAAATTCTAAATCTGCACCAACTAGTCCAGTAATTGCAGAAACCTCTTTTAATTGCTTATCAAATTCCTTGAACGCTTCGGTTGAGTCACGCATAAAAGAACCAACGGCCATTGCCCCTAATGAAATACCACCTAAAGCCAATATAGTTGAACCTATGCCTTTAAAAGCACTTGCATAATTTCCAACGTTACGCTGTGAACGTCCTATTGCTAAATCATGTTTTTTTAATGCATCTGTATTGGTATTTATTTTTTGAGTTAATCCGTCAAATTCTTTTTTACCTTGTCTAGTTGAGGTATCCATTTTATCACGAATACGAACCAAGGCATTTGTTTGATTTCTTAAATCTTCAATTGATTTTATTTGTGCTTTGGTAGCATTTTTTAAAGCTGTTTCATCTTTTATTAATTCCCTAACTGCTTTTTTACGTTCGTTTAATGCGTGTTGCGCTTTGACTTGCTGTGAAATTTCTTCATCAGTTAATATCTTCGCTTCTTTTTTCTTTTTATTTACATTATCAATTTCAACACCAACGTCTTTATAACCCTTTTTAAGTTTTTCAATTTCTGGTAATAATGAAGAAAATTCTTTTACAGTAGCAGATTTAGCCACTTGAATTTGTAGCTGTTTATTTATTTTTAGTATAGACTCGTATGATGCCTGAACCTCTTTTAATTCAGATACGGTTTGTTTTAGATTACCGCCCTGTGCAAAGTCGAGTAAAAACTGTATGTTCTCCACGTGCTATTCATCTTGATTACGTTGACTCTTCGGCTTATTCGTTTTGCGAATAAAAGAGTTTAATCTATAAAATTCATAAACACTTAGGGAGGCAATCTCTCTAAAACTTAGCTTCATGTCAAATTTCGACATTGACATACAAAGCTCATCAAAGTTAACAAAATTTTCAATTAGTATTTTTGTAAGGGGTTTAATATTTTCGACCCTATAATCTTCAAGTTGTTTTTCTAAAACTTCCTTTTTTAAACTCAATTTAATGTACTCCATACGGCTCATATTTCGACCCATAAGTTTAAGGTCAATTAAGGCTATGTCTTTAGAAGCTAATAAGTTAGGGGTTATTTCTTCCGACTCAGGGTCAGGAAATAGTATGTTTAAGCTATGAGAAGCCCCCCGATAAAAACGTTAACCGATTCAACTACTTGGCCTTGGGTCAATCCTAATTTACCAAATTGCTCAAGTTTTTCTTTAAGGTATGAGCTATCAGTTGAATTACGCATTTCGCCAACCTCGTCTGGTAAAAAAGTAATTAACGCATACATCATTTGTGAATGGTCATTACCGTGTTCGATTTGTCCTAATTTATAAATATAATCATAAACGGCTCGGTACATTCCCGACATACTTGACTTATCAAATTCTTGTGTAAATTGGGTAAATACTTTTTTTAGTGTTGGAATATCAACCCCAGCTTCATCGGCAATCATTTCATTTTTAAAAGCAACCCAACGTTTTATTGATAAATCTTCAATTGTTTCGGCTTGTTCAAATTCTTGGTCGCCAATTTTAATTTTCTTCATGGTTTGGATTTATAAAACGGTATAAAAAGCACGACATTGAGGCTATAATAAAAGGGTAAAATAAATAATTCAAATCTAAATTCCAGTATCGTAAAAACAAAAAGTATGTAGCTATACAGGATAGCCAAAAGAAACGACAAGGAACGCATTTTAAAGACTTATCTAATAGTTTAGGTGTCTCGTATCTAAATGCCCAATCAAGAGCAATTACACGTAACCATTTCGCTGGTTTATACAACAAACCCTCCTTACTAATTAGTTTCATAAAGAACGCTAAGAAACAAGAAATATAAAATAGTTTTTCTAACATACTTTACATTCTATGGTGTCGCAAACCATTTCAGAAACTAATAATTTAAGCGTCTCAAGCTCATCTTGTTTTAATGGTTTATTTCTTAAGCACCGTCTCAAATACTTAATTACATCTCTGTGAAATCCTTTGTCGATTGAAAATTCAAATACATTTTTCATATTAATTTTATTGGTTTAACATTCTGGACTAAATGAAGGGTCAAACGTTCCTGCACTTAAACAACTCAATGTTTCTTCATTGCTCATTGTAATCGTAATTTTAAACGCTGTGTTTGGGTACATAAAAGACTTTAATGTTGTGTAATCGTAACCGTATTTATTGAATACTTTGTCTTTATCTTTTGTTACGCTAATTGAGGTAATATCATTTTTATAATATCCATCTTGTATTGCAATAACAACCGAGGCAATTAATTCATCAGTAAAATCATAAGTTCGTGAAGCAAGATTTTTAAGGTTTGCCCAAACTATAATATTCATTTGAAACTCTACTAATTCATTGACAAAATCAAAATTATAATCCCCGTTTGGCAATTCAAAAAAGCATCCTGCACGTTCAGAGTCATCAGGAAACATTTCAATATAATCTTTATTTCCTGTTTGACCAAATATGATTGGCACAATTACCTTCTCATTGTTTTCGCCAATTTGACGTTCACCCATTTCGGCTAAAGGATAAATTTTATCAATCCAACCCATACCGTCTAAGTCGTTTTGCATATTCGCAACAACGGCGTTATGTAGCATTGGATTTTGTAGAACGGGTGGAATTACGCAACTCATTTACTTGTAATTTTAGATTTAACAATCTTAATTAATTCGGGTCTAAATCTATCTTCTGCTTTTTCGGCACGTACAGGTGAAAGTCCAAATATTTTATCAAATTCAGTTTTTAATTTTGTTGTTTTTGAATTAATGCTTGTAATATTAGCCTTTAGTTTTCCTGTTTTATATGTCCTAGTTCCTCTATGAAAAGCACCTGTAAGTTTCAAATCTACACGGTCAACTTTACCACCTCTCGCACGTTTATAAGCTGTATAACTTGGAGCGTATGGATAGTAAATACCGTCATTTTTTTCAAGCAAATCCCCATCAGCATTTAAACCGTCATTTAATTGGTTTATTTGCTCATCCGTTACGATGTTAAGCATATTCGGCAACTGAGCGTCAAACGTATTTACTACGTCCCGTTCAAGCGACTCTAAATGTGCTATGAGTTTTTTTAATGGCATTTTATAACTGATGTAATCCAAATGTTTTTTTACTCTTTCCAACACAAACCTCATCTAAATTACTAAAGTCAATTGTAAGGTTTTCTAAATCGCCTTTAATGTAACGTCCTTCCTCTGCGTAACCATTTAATTCTCTTTCAAGTTTCTCAGCCATCATACGATAATCTGATTTTTTAGTTGAGGCTGTACCGTTAAATTTTGTACTGTTATAACAATCCCAAAGTATTTTAGCGCCAACCTCTTTTTGTAAAGCAGTTGCGAATAATTGAACGTTATCACAAAAAACCTGAGTCGTATCACAAACAACATTTACTTTTAAAAATAATCCGTTCGTGCTTTGACCATAACCGATATTATCAATATCAAATAATTCACGGCTTACATCATACGTTGCACTCGCTCCAATTTCTACTGGTACAATATGAACGTATTTATTAAATTCAAATTTCTTGGTTTCAGTTGCGCAAGTATAACATGGTGTTTGAGTTTGCACTGCATTACCAGTTAAATCATTTTCATAATAACCAACCCAATATCTTTGACCATGACCATTATTTTCATTGATGTAATCGCACATAAATTGTAACGGTGAGGTTGCGACCCCTGAACCGCTTGGATTGTCTACAATTTCAAACCATTCCAATGAATTTACTTTTGTAATATCAACCGTATATTCGCCTATTGGCTCAAGTTGTAATGACGAATAAAAATATATTGGTAATCCAGTTTGTAAAGTATCGAACGCACCACCGAATTGTAAAATTTCTGCACGTATTGATAAACTTTCTTTTGGTCTAATCTCAAAGCCAACAAAACGGCCTGACTTAGCGGTTATTTTACGCATATTTTCAGCGTAAACCCCAATGTCCCCATTCTTTAAAAGTGATTTTGAATAAACATCTTTTTTCTGACACTTCACAAAGTCATCCATTAAACGTTGTAGTCCTGCTGAATAAGCATTTTCTAAATATGTATTTACGTCTGGATAATCAGGTGTCATACACTCGTTAATTACTTCTAAATTCACCAATGGTAAATCATTAAAATAAATTCCTGATGTTGATGTTTGTAGTGAATCAGTAAGCTCATCAAAACAATTTGGAGCTTCTGCGCTTTCTCGCCAACCGACTAATTCGGTAAAGCAAGTGCTTATTTTTGAGCGATTAATCACATTGATTAAATAAAGTATTTTCTATTGTATTTCGTACACACACTTATTAGGCAATAAAGATAGTAAAAATCTATCCAAATTAGAGTTCCAAGCATTTTCAGTGTTATTCATCCAAAGTTTGCCTTTACAGGTCGCTTCAATTTGAGCCGTTGTCATTTTTTGAAACACCCCAGCTTTATACTTATTGTCGTTAACTAATACAACGTCAGGCTTTTCAAATAGCTCATTGAAGTATAATGTACTAATTAACAACGGTTTGTTTAAAAGATTATAGCTATTCATGACCAATTCAAGGTGACCCTTATTAAACATTCTAGGTAAATGAGTTTCATAGCTCCAAACGTTTTCCATTTGTAACAATTTTCTAGTATCGGTTAATAACTGCATCCACTTTCCCGACCCTCCAAATTTTGTTTTTTTAGGATTTGGTGCTAAATAATCCATTGCGATTACTTTTTGAAAGTCTGAAAGTTGGCAATCATTAACACAATAAACGTCATCATACATATAAATAAAATCATTTGAAACTAAATCACTTTCACAAATTGCCTTGATTTTTTTAGCAATATCATAAGCCTTTGCGAAATTTATATTTCTGACTTGTCCCGTTTGAATATGTTTTCCATTATACCAACTTGGTTTATCGCCAACAATTACAACATCAAAATCAAACTTAACGTATTTACATAGTGAGCGAATAGAATATTTCAATTCTTGTCCCTGTGCTAATTGCGCCATGTATGGATAAACGAATGTTGGTTTCATTGAACAAATCCTATTTTATTTTTAGTTGGTAATCCTTCAATTTCTTTTTCGTGAATCCAAATGGTTTCTTTTTTACCGTCAACCATGTAAGTAAGTTCGTACAGTACATTTGTAAATGCTATTTGTATAATAGTTATAACTCCAGTTATGCCGTGTACTGTTGTTATTTTTTGTCCGCACTCAATTACCTCCATTACCTTTTCGCTTTAGTTGCTAAACTTAATTTCGTTTTATAAATATGCTGTTTTATTTTATTACTTTCTTGGTCACTGTGCAATTGTATTGAAGTTATCCATCCAATCTCAATGCTTTTTAAGTGCATTTCGTGTAGCTTTACATACTCAACAGATACGTTACTTGCAAAGGTCATTCGTGCAAAGTTGCCAATGTTAGACTGAACTAAATCGGTTAATTCTTTTTTCTTTTTTTGTGGCTCAGTAAGCTCTTTTGTTTCTTCGGTCATTTTAATTTTGTTAGGTCTATTGGTTTCTCGCAATGTTTACATATTAAAACATGGTTTGATTTAATTGCTAAAATTACTACACATTCGCAATACACTATTTTATCCTTTTGATTCATTTGCTTTTAAATAATAAATACTTTTCTTTTCGTTGAACTGATATTTTACTTCATATTTTACCTTAAACTTTTCGGTTAAGAAACTAGCAACTTCATAAGGCCGTTCAGTTCTAATAAATATGTGAGGCGTATATGTTTTTATTGTGCGTCTACACCCTGCTAAAATATTAAACTCATTTTCTTTTACATCAATATACATTATCGTAACAACGTCAAAAATAACGGTGTCTACGGTTGTAACACGAACGTTAGCGATGTCTCTATTGTCTTTGATATAAACCAACCTTTCGCCTCTTTCTATTCGTGCTAGTCCAGCGTAATCACTAACGGCATACGGTAACAAATTAGTTCTAATATCATTTAGCATTATATTTTTAGAAAGTTGCGCTCTTTTTATTTCATCTGGCTCAATACAATGTACAAAAGCACCTAAAACACCGCCAAAAAACAAAGTATTATTTCCTATACTTGCACCTATTTCTATAATCGAACCATTAACGTAAATATTCTCAATGAAACTTAATACCGACCTATTATAAAACAAACCATTATTCCAACTTTGCTGAGTTGTTTCGGTTGCGTTCTTTGTGTGAACTTTTATTGTTTTGTCTTTATAGATTATTTCTTTAATCATATTTTGTGACCCTGTATAAATAAACGTTCATTTTGACCATTAGCGTAACTTCCAAACTGACCTTTTGTGCCAATGAACCAACCAGTAGATTGAAGCAAATAAATTAATTCATCCAATGAATAATGTTTTAAAACGGTTGGGTCAGGTACGTAATTAGGTTTTGGATTAGCCTGTAAAAACATTCTGTTAGGTGTAATTATTGTAATTGATTCTCTTATCCTATAACGTAAATCAATTAAAACGTCCGCAATATTTTCTACGTGGGCAAATGAATGCATAAAGTAAACGTGGTCAAACTTTCTTTTTAATGCATCTAAATAAAATGGACTATCTGTATATTTCGTTTTATCATATCCATAAACCCTTTTAGCTTGTATGTGTTGCATAGCATAGCCCGTTCCGCAACCCATATCTAAAACAGTATCTTGAGTTACATTACCAAGTAACTGAATTAAAAAACTCAATTCACGTCTGTATTTATCAGTTGAATTAAATTGAAATAGTTTTTGTTTATACTGTTCTAAATCCATAATAAGCGATTATAGAATAAATAACAGCGACAATAATAAACGCAATTATACACCCATAAGCAGGGTCTTCATCATTGTGTGGATTTTCCCAATTAGTACTGGCCATCAATATGTTTTTTTAAAATGTTTCCCGTTGCTTTAAACGAATGTCTTGACCTAGCCCAATTATGAGTTAAAATCTGTTTTTCTTTTATTTCCGCTGGTGTTTTTTGAATCCACTTTTGGATAAATAATTTTAAATCAATATCATTATTTGCTACGACTAATTCATCTTTACCATAATATCTATTGTAAAGTTCCCTCCACATCATATTAGTAAATACTATTTTACCCATTGCAGAGGCTTCAATTGCAGTTGTTCCATAACTTCCATAAGGGTTTCCACCTTGAGTAGTTGCGCACATTTCAATATAAATATCACATTCGCTCATTCTTTGAAGTTGTCTTTTATGGTCAACTTTTGCGGTTGAATATTTATAATCAAATTTATCACCATGAACCAAGCTAAGCTCCTGCATGATTCTATTTATTGTATCGCTTCCTTTTACACTTGGGTTGCTTGGATAGTGAGCTATTTTTAATTTTCCACCTTCAAAAAAACGTGGCTCAGTTTGATGAACATCAGTAGTGATTCCTAAATAAATTGGATTTGTAGCTCCAAGGTTTTCAAATTCACCTAAAGCAATAAATACTTTTTCAGCTAATCCATTCCACCTTTCGTTGTGTTTATTCGGGTCACTTCTGTATCGTGTACCCGTATGAAAAACCCAAATTCGTTTTCCTGATTCTTTTACTAAATCCCACATCGTACCACAAGAATGAACTACAATAATTAAATCAGCCAATTTTATTTCTTGTGCAATAAACCTAGACGTTTTTCTAATAGACGAATTTTGATAATGAAATGGGTGAGAACCTAAACAATAAGACTCGCAATCGTAACCAACCTCTTTTAAAGATTTTGCTAAGTTTGCACTGTACGAGGCGTAATCTTGGTGGCAGAGCGTGATTATTCTCATGCCCAATTCCTCCTCTGTAAAATTTTATCAATCATATTTTTGGTTACACCAAATTTATCACCAAGCATTTTTCTTGTTAATACAAATGGCTTATAGGTTTTTCTTATTTCTTCAACATTTTCTTTATTTAGTTTCGAGTTCCCGTTTTTTTCACCAAAAGAATTTCCTAAAACCAGTGCCGAATGCGTACTGTTTTCTTTAGGCGTACACCATTCTAAATTAGATAATTTGTTATTTAGCTTATTACCATCAATATGATTGACTTGTGTTTTTCTTTCTGGATTTGGAATAAATATTTCAGCCAAAGCCTTATGAGCAAATACGCATTTTCGTTTACCATCTTTTATTACTACATTGTATTTGTAACCCCAATGAGAATAGCAGTTTTGAAGTATTCTCTCTTTTTTAGTGCAGAGGCTTCCTTGTTTAGCTGGCCTTATTTTTTCCAAAGACTTTATTTCTCCAGATATATTTATTTGATACTCGCCTTCAAGTCCGATTATATCATACCATTTATTTTCTAATTCCATAATTACTCTCACTTCTTAACCCCTTTTAAAATAAACCACCTGTCGAACTTTTCAAGAACCTCAATATTGATATACTTTTCATATTGCTGTGTTACTTGTTCGATTCTTGGAAAATATCGTATGTGTGCTGGGTCATCAAACTCTGGAACGCTTAGAATAATATTTTTACCCGATTCGATTTGTTCAAGTAATTTCATGTCATCAGTATGTTCAAAAACTTCTAATGCTACTATTAAATTATAATCGTATTTTAAATATGCGGTTTTTGTTTGAGCGTCACCCTCAAAGAAAATAAAATCGTTTATGTTTCTTCCTGTTGCTAAATTAAGAGCGGTTACCGAAAAATCAAATCCTTTGTAATCAATTAAATTTTGGTCTTTTAAAAACTCAGCAAATTGCCCAGTTCCGCAACCAACTTCTAAAATACTCGGTTCTGGAATTGTTTTAATTAATTCAATTATCCGTTTCCACATTTCAAAATAACGTGATTCTGAGTAATGAGAATGGTATTTTTTATACCTAGTAAAAATATCATTATAATATTCTGCGCCTCTTATATGTCCCATTATAAAAACAATTGTTCCCTTTTAGGTCGGTTAATAATTATGTTGTAAATGTCGTATTTGTATTTCCTACCTCGGTTGGTTCGGTACTGATTGCCTAATCCTATTCTATTCAATGAACGCTCTTTTCGGTAGCGGTTGTATAGATAAATTACTTTCCAAACGATTCCAATTCGTTCACGTCCGCACATTTCTAAACAGCTAAACATAACCTCGCTTTCGGTTGTGCTTACTATCCAATTGCCGTCAGTTTTTAAATCATCTTCAGGGATTCGCTTATATAAAAAGTATTTGAATGTGTTCAAAGCGGTTGACCTATAAACGTCTTTTCTATAATCTCTATTTGCGTGTATTTCATCTGAAAACTCAATATTAAAATTAGCACTTTGTAACGTTGTCCCGTTTTCATCTTGCCAATTTCCGTATGTCATCCACTTGCCATTTTCGTAATGTTTATTGATTTCTGTTAAAGCATCTGGGAATATTTCGTCATCTAAACCAGCTAAAATAATTACATCTTCGTCATCTAAATCAAGTGATTTTATAGCGTGGTGTCTAGCGAATGCAGCCCCATTGTTTTGTGAAAATGAGAGTCCTTTAATGTTTGGATGTTGTATTGAGTCAACAAATTCGCTAGTCCCATCTGTTGAACCGTCACTAATTAAAACAGCCATCCATTCGCCTTTAGCCTCTATTTTACAATATGATTCATAGCACTTTTTAGCGTACTCTAAACAATTGAAACCACTTGCGATGATTACAAAACGCATTTAATATGTTTCAGGTGATTTTATGGGTACAATATTAATAATTCTAAATAGAATAAAATAGTTTTGTTGTTAACTTTACAATGTTAACTTATACAACCCCAAAAGCTAGTTGTTACCGTTCCCGGTGCTGCTGCTGTTGCTGGTAATGCTGTTGTTAATCCTGTTGTGCTTGTACCGCCCATTGATGGGGCTGTTGCGCTTAATTGCCCTCCTACCTTTGCTGTATTTCCTTTTATAGTTGGAACCGTTGTAGCTGCTACCATTATCCCCAAATAATGAATACCTGAATAGGTTGTAGTAAAGGCACTTGTTAAACTTAATGTTTTTCTTGAGTTCGCTGCCCACGCAGTTGATGTGTCATTAGTTGATGAGCGTAAAAGATTGTAAGAGCTATCAAATAAACCGAATAACTGATTTGTCAATGTGGCTCCTGCTGTCGTAGCTGACCAGAAACTAATTGAATTTATTGTTGTTCCTGCTGGTAACCAAATAGCTTGTAAACTTAAACGACCACTTGAAAGTAAAGCTGTATTTACTTCATCACAAAGGTTTCGGCTAAACGTTTCGTATAATGCCCCAGAAGGCACATATCTATTATTTAATTGTGGTGTTAATGAATTGGTAGTGTTCTTCCATCCGCCTTCAGCTGTCCATGTTAAAACCTCCCCCACGCCAATAGTCGCCTTATATAAAATAGTTTCAGTTGCGCTAACGTCTAATTTGATAGTTACGTTTGCGGATACAGTATCATTATTAAATATATTTATATTTTCAATTACATAAGTTTCACCACTTGACGGTGCTCCTGCCAATGCTACATCAGTAGTGTTATTAGTGTTAATAGCAACTTTACCGTCTACCGTTGTTGATGTTGTGTAAACCTTATAAGATGTTAAACATTGTAATTGATTAGTGGTTACTGCGCTCCCTAAAACAATTTGTAAAATGTCGTTTGTTGTTGTTAGTTTCATTTATCTTCTTATTAATTGTCTTACTTGATATTGAGCTAATCCACTTCCACTTATAGTTGCTAATTCAAAATCGGTTTCTCCCGCATTTACCCTTACGACTTTTAACGTATTACCTGCATAGGATAAAGCTGCTAAACTTGTTAATTGCGCATCTGCATCTTGTTTACTTGCAGCTAGTCCGCTGTATAAAATATTGACTGCGTTATCGCCTGAATTTGTATTGCTTGTATTACCAATTACAGTTAACTGCGCATCGGTTACAAATCTTTTATTACTTGAATCGGTTTGGTTTGCTGTTGTGTCTAATCCTATGTTTGTTCGTGCTGTTCCAGCATTATTCAAATCACTTAAATTATTTAGGATTGCCAACTTTGTAGCGTCAACACCACCAACAACTAAATCTCCTGCTCCTAAAATAGTAGAGCCATTAATAGTTTTAATATTCGTTGCGCTTACAAGGGTCGCTTGTTTTGCATCCAACTCAGCCTGTAAATCTGTTTGGTCGCTTAATGTTCCTGTTATGCCTCCCCATACCGCTGCCCCTCCTGTTTGTTCAACCCATTCTGGATTAATTCCATCGGTAGTGCCAACTATTTTATTAACCCCAATATTCGGTATTGCCTTTGCAAATTCTCTATTATTTGACTTTTGTTTTTCCGTTACCATATCAATATAAAAGTAAATAAAAAAACCCCACCTTTTATTGATGGGGTTTAATTATTTCTTGGTTAATTACTAGCTGTATGAACCAGAACCTGATTGAACATCATTATCTGCGTCAAACTCGTATTTGTAAACACCCGAATTTGAATCCGAAGTGTAAGCAAATGGAGTAGCGTAGTCAAATGAAATTACAAACGATTCGTCATAATCCGCTTCCATTCCAGCACCTTTTGAAGTGTTGTCGTTACAACGTTTTTTAACTTTTAGTTCCATTGTGAAACCATAACGAGGGTCTTGGAAGGTTGTCCAAACGTCTGTTCCAATATCCTTACCATCACGAGCTAATTTGTTCGCCCAAGTAAGTAATGTGAACATTCCTTTTTCAAACATATAACCAGTCGCATAACGGCCAGTATTGTTTTCCAAACGGTTCGTATGACTGAAACCAACTCCTTGAAATTGGAATCCTAAGTTGGTAACGTTACCAGCTCCTTGGTTGCCCATTGAGCTAACGATACCAGCCAAAGCAGGGTCACCAACAAAATGAAGGTTATCCATGTTGATGTCATTTCTGCGAGCGTCAACTTTAGCACGATTCAACCAAAACGCTGCCGTGTTAGTTGTTAAATCGTATGCGCTTAATGGAACCTGTGAAGCGTCATTAAACTTTGTAAATTCAGTACCAAGTCCCTCGGTGTAATTTGCTTCTAAAGCATCAACTACAATTGTGTCAAGGCGTGAATAAATCGAAAGTAAACGTTGACGCAAACGAAGTTCAAACATTTCTTCATACGAATAATCGTTTTGAGCCATATCCAAATATGAAATTTGGAAAGTTTCAGAAAGTGTTGACCAGCTTAAAGTGGTTGAAGCCGTAGCCCCGTCACCTGAACCTGAACAAGCACGAGCTGTTCCGTTTCCGTTCGCTTCTTTTACGAAGGTGTAAATTTTCTCTGTTTGAGAACTTGCTTTTTTAAGTTTCTCAATTGTCGAATTTGGTAACAAAAGGTTTTTTTGTGCAAGGGCAGCATCTAGCGCACCATACACAGAACCACGTGTTTCAAATTTTTGGAACATATCCGATTGCGATGCTTTATAAATCGCTGCTTGGAGTAATGTTGCCGAATAAGTAGTTGCCATAATTTTAGTAAATTATAATTTAATTTTTCTTTTTTAAAGTTTATAGCCTGTTGCTTTAGCCCATTTTCCGAATGCTTCGTTGGCTTCTTGGCTTCCTTTTGTCAAACGTTTTCCGCTTTCGGTTTGAAGGAATTTATCGAAACCATCAGCACCTTGAAAGGCTGACCAGTCTATTGAATCACTGTTTTGATTTTGGTTGTTGTTATTATTTCCACCCCGACCACCAGCAGGAACACTTTTCTTTAGAGGGATATTTGCCTCTGCAATATTTGAAATCACTTGCGATACACTTAGTGGTTGAAATGTAGTTTCATCCACAACAGGTGAACCGTCTTGTTTAAGTACAACGTACTTATTATCTTTTTTACCAATTTTTAATCCTTGTTTATCGAATTGAAAACGTACAAAATCCAATTGACCGTCAACTTTTTCTTTGTCAACCTCAACTTTATCTCTTAACATTTCTAATGCGTTACCAATTAAAAGCCCGTTAATCTCTGAGCTATATGGTTTGATTGCATCTTCTAATTCGGTATCACGTTTTTGCGTTAATTCTAAAATCTTCGCATCACGTTTTTTAATTTCTTCGTTCGTGTCAGTTCCTGTTGCCTTTGTTTTTTCGGCAATTGCTTTTTCTAAAAGCTCATCAGTTGTCGCATAGTCAGTTCCAAGTTTCCAGTTGTCTAAGCCTAATTTACGCTTAACTTCCTTTTCAATCTTTTCGTGAATAGCAATTTTTGATTCTTTGTAAGCAGCGTCTTTAATTGGTTGCTCTTTTGCTTTTAAAAAATTATCTAAGAACTCGATGTGCTTAGCATCTGATTCAAACACTTTTAAGCCTTTCATTTTGGTTGCTACTTCTAAAGCGCCCTCATCTGTTTTGATTTTTTCGGTTAACTCCGTTTTGTCGATACCACTTAGGGTAGAAACCACTTCAATTAATTGTTCATTCATAATTTTACACTTATTAGATTGGTTTATTACTTAACACTTCGATTCTTTTTTGTAGTGAATCGGCTACTATTTTTGAGTTGGTTGCTAAATGAATAGCGCCCTTTAATTTATTTATGCTCTCCTGTTTTTCAATCCACTCTAATTGTTCCTTTGTTGTTTTAGGAAAATCAGTTGAAACTGTGACAGGATTTGCACGACTTACTTTTGGTTTATCGCCATCAACTAATTTCCACTTTGACTTTTTAAAGTTTATAAGTTTTCTTGCAATTGAGTCTTTATAATAAACAGGCTCACCAATCGGCAATCCTTTGTTATCTAGTTTTTGTAGTCTTGGCATAATGTTTATTCGTTATCACCTATTAATAATTCGTTCAGTCTTTTTGTCGCTGTTTCCCTTACTGTTTTGCGAGGGTCTTGGGTAAAGTTTTGGATTTCGTTTTTGTCTTCACTAACCTTAATTTTTTCAATTAATTGTTGTAGTGGCAACGCTTCTAATCCTTCCTTTGGTCTTTCTTTTTTTGCTCTTTCCAAAATGACATAGTCCTTTGGAAAACTTTTTTTAATGTTTAACGCACTTTGCATTGAACGGCTAAACGTTCTAATCACTTTTGCTGTTGTTCTATCAACTTGCTGGATTAGCACCGTTTGTGATAGGTTCTGGTTTTGGGGGTTTGATTTCTTTTGCATATACACTTATTTGTTTTTGGATTTCACTTATTCTTTTTGAGTATTCTTGGTTTGGTTGAAACATTGTTATCGGCATCAATTCACGCTCAAATCTTTCAATCAAATCATTAAAATTTACTTTTATTAGTAACGTTTCAGGATTTGTGTAAGGTGCGATTAATGCTATTTCTTCAATCTTATTTCGGGTTGGTAGTGGCTCAATATCTAATAACATCAACGAGCGTTTTAAAGCCATTGGATTATTTTCAAAGCGCACGTAATATGTTTCTTCTAAAAGCTCTTTTAAAAATGCATCATTCATTCCACCGTCTTTTGCAAGTTGATATTCTTCAACCACACGTTGCTCAGATTTTAAAAAGTATTTACGACCGTAATGAATGTAAGAACCTTCATAATTATTTGGGAAATAAACAAAGCCTAAAAAATCTGTAAGCGTTTGGCGTACTTCTTCGGCATTAGATGAATAAGCGTTTAATGTATCGTGTAGCGGTTGTAAATCTGCTTCAACCTGTGTAGCTGTATTGGTTTTTGACGTTCCTTTATTACCATTAACACGGTTTAAAACACCCTCAACTCCTAACGCACCTTTTTCAATAAAACGTTCTTGGTCTTCAAGTTCTATTCGTTGCTCACGTATTGATTCATGGTCATTCGTCACATATCCTGCTGGGGCTTGTGCTGCTGGGTAACCATCTTCGTCATATTTTCCTACGGTTGGCAAACTAATACCCTGTAAAATATCCCCTTTTAAATATGATACTTGACCCTCGCCAAAACAACCACCACATTCTCTATCTGAACTCATCCACATTGAAGGGTTTTCAGGGTCAGGAACACGCATTGTTTTTGAGCCGTTACAAGTTGGGCAAGTAACTGGGTAGCTATAAAATATTGGGTGTTGATATTTTTTAACGCATACTTGGTGGTCATCGCTAACCGATAAATAAGTGTCTGCGTTCGGAATTACTTTTGATACTGGGCTGTTTTTTAAAAATCCACTTCTAACATTAGCCCTGTAATTTGATACTTGAACAAATGGGACTTTCTTAAATATATTTGGGTATGAATCTTCTTTATCAATACCATTAACGTTAATGATATTTACTTTAAATTCTCCAGCCTCTTTGATATAAATAATATCCTTTTCGTCATCAATAAATCTAAAAGCCTCAAGGGTTTCATCACCTCTTTTAACTTCAGTGCATAAAACGATGTATTCAATTATTTTCCCATCAATATCAACGTCATAAACTTCGCTTAATGGATAGAAACAAATCTTTGGTTCAGGAATTAATTTGTCTTTTAGGTTTTCTTCTTTCTCAAGTTCGATACCAAAAAAGCCATTGAACTCCTCAAACATAGCTTTGTTCCAAATCAATTGCATTAGTTCATCCATAGACAAACCATGCGAAACATCTTTTAAAATTTCTTTAAATTTAATTTCGGCTTCCTTAGAATTATCTTTGAAATGATATTCAAAAACATCTCCTTTAGCCCTAAATATTTTAGAAAACTGCTTTTGTATTCCCTCAAATATCCTTGGAGTTGTTGGTTTACAAATGTGTTTTTTCTTTTCGTGTGTTGCTTTTGACTCAAAACCTTGTGCCTCTGAACCTAACCACCAATGATAATAACCTTCGCCAGTAATGTGAAGTTTATGGTGTTTTTGAGAGTTAAGAGCGAGGGATTTTTCACCCTCGACTCTCGGCCTCTTTAAAATCTCAATTATTTCTTCGTTGGTATAGCCCATTTGGTTACTATAAAGTTGAACCAGATTCGTTACTACCTTCGATTGTTTTTAAGAATGCTAATTGTCCGTAAGGAACAGGTTGGCAGTTGTTGTTCCAAGAGAACTCAAAAGGATTAGAGTTTTTAGTTCCGATTCCCATTTGTTGTAATGTTCCAGTTGTTACCGAAACGCTTGGTACACCCTCACCAGTTGTTGCATTTTGAACGTAAACGAAATTGTTGTTGTCCAAAAACCAAATACGTACTAAATCCCAACAAGTGATTTGATTCAATTGCGAAAGGGTATCGGCCGAAATGTATTTTATCATTCCAGTAATTGATTGTGGACGGTCAATGATTTCTTTACCACCGTAAGCAACAGCGTTTCCTTCTTCAACGTTTGGTTCTGCTGAAGGACGTTCTGCTCCACCGATGTTAGCGAAAACCACAATGCGGTCATCGTTATCGGCAGCCAAACGGTCTTGCCAGTCAGCTTCAAGGTCAATGTCATTTCCAGACGTGCCATCAAAATCAGTACCCGTCATTTTCTGAACGAATATTTTCACGATTTGATTACCAAGCTGGAGGGCTGAACACTTGTCGTTATCAGGACTTTGTAGTGGACTTATACAGTCACAAGTTAAGCTCATAATAATTTGTATTAAATTGTTTTTTTGCGGAAAACGAATTAACACAGTAAAATTAAGGGCTTTAACTCTTTTGAAAGTGTTTGGTTGTGCCTCTTTTAGGCTGTTTTAATGCCAAACTAGATTTACGAAAGTAGAAACCTTTGCGCTCGAAATAGTCGATTGAGTTGAATTGGCGTTGAATGGTGCGTATTGAAATAGGGAATTTGTACGCAGTTGGCTCCATTGATTTAAGGGTAATGAAATACCAATCTTCATTTGTTGCTTTGCAGTGAACATGGAATATTTTACGGGATTTAGGCATCAATAAAATTTAAGTCCTTTTTTCATAAAATGTTCTGTACAGGCCATAACTAAGCAGTCAACTTGGTCATCGTGTTTGCCGTTTGGGAAAACAGCGCACTCATCTAAAAAGCCATCAATCCAACCGCCTTTTACTAAGTAGACACGGCCTGATTCTACACTTGCTAAAATATCATTTACACGAGCCTCTTTGTCTTTTGTTGGGTTCTTTGATTCTCGTATGTTTAAAGCCGTACTTGCCTTCAAAGATTGTACGATACTTTTCCCAGAAGCCTTTGGTTCACAGCGTATTAGACTCGCATTTGTATATCCTTGGTCAACAACGTGGGTCTTAATAAACGCACATAATTCATTGAACTCTTTACGCACCGCAACACAACTGTAAATATACAAATTACTTCCAACATAGGAATATGTAAGTATTGCGCTTGGGTCGTTTTTTTCTTCAGCCGTATAAGCTGGGTCAATCATAAATTGCTTAGTTGCTTTCGGGGCGTGTTCGGGGTCTATGATTTTGAAATATGCTTTCTTTAGCATTCCCCCATCAACGGGGGCTGGTCTTTGCATGAACTGACCAGCATAACCGTAAGAACCCAAAGCAATTTTAAAATCTTCTAATACTTGCCTGTTTAATCGAATTGGGTCTAATAAGCCGTCAATGTATTTTTGTTCTAAAATAGGCGGGTTAATCGTATTATCAATTTCGGCTGGTAAACAAATATGCCTAACAGCTATGCCGCTTTCAAGCATTTTAGCTGACGGGTCATCTTGGTTAAGCCTTTGCATGGTTAACAATATCGGTGTCATTTCCTTATCCGTACAACGACTAGGTAATGTTTGCGACATGAAATTATTTGTTGTAAGTAACTCAGCCTTTGATGCTGCTCTTTTCGGGTCAACAGGGTCATCCACCCCAATTATATCAAAGTGTTTTGAGGTTATTGTCCCTCCAATAGTGAACGCATAAAACTCACCATTACTTGCTGTTTTGAAGTTGTGTAGGTTGTTTCGGTCTTTACGTATCTCAACGTTTGGGAAATACTTTTTATATTTTACACTACGCATTACAACACGAATGTTATCCGCTATACTCGTAATAGCTGCATCTGAATAAGAACCAACGGCAACCCTTATGGAAGGTTTACGTGCAAAAGCCCAAGCGTTAGACATGACCGATACAATCATGGTCTTACTCATTCCGGGCGGAATGTTGGTTAAAAGGTTGTATTCTTTTTTCTCACGTTTGAAAACACGCTCGTAAACTTCCTGAACTTCATTTGAAATAACGTCCATGTGAAACGACCAAATTAATTCATTCGGTACAACCTCATCCCAAAACTCTTTAATGAAAAACGATAGCGACCTCTTACAAAGCTCTGCGTTGATTTGGTCTTTGGTTACTTTTGAAAGTTTCTGTTCAAAGGTTAAGGCCATACGCTACCAACAAGCCATAACGTACAAAATCATACCAAATATAAATACAGGTATCATGAAAAGAAATACAAACATATTTTCGTTTTCATTACTCATCCTTCAAACTGTCTTTAAGCTGAATTAATAAATCGGTCGGGATTTTACCAAAGTCGATTGTTTGGTGGTTGATTTTTTCGCCTTGGGTGGTAACATCGGTATTTTCTTTGATGCCTTGAATACGAGCAACGAGATTGGAATTGTAAGCATTTATTAACGCTCCCTCAATCTGGTTATTATCAATCATTTGCAAAGCTGCATTAGTGACCTCGAAATAATCGATGTAAGGAGGCTTGTTTGAAGCGTAATTTCTTATAGTATCCTCTGATATACAGGCAAATACAGCTAATCCTTTGCGAGTTAATGGAACTTGAACGGGTATTTTCATAACGGTTCCTGCTGATTCACCGCTTTTTATGGGCTCTAGAACGTCCCATTTTTGAGTTTTCATGTGCTCAAAATAAGCTACTAAAACCTCACACCATTCTTTTAGCGTATATGTTTTAAACTTACCATTTCCTTCACGAAAAATCCAAAATTCATTTCCTTTTTCAAACTTTGCCATAACAGCCACTTATTGTTTTATTACACTTATTGGTACGAAGATAGTAAAATTTTGTTTTAGTTGGCTGAAAAATCCAGAGCAAAGCTAATTTTTATCTTTTGGTTAATTATTTCCATGCTACCCAATTCAAAACAATGAATCCTATTTTTAAGTGTTTCAAGTGGTTGTGTAGTTATAACTTCAATTGGTTCAAACCACTTAAACTCCCTTTTAACCCTCGACCAATCCATCGGAGCCATGGTTATTTTTATATTGTTAAGGCTGTGTTGGTTCATTTAATAAAGTTAATAATTATTTGATGTGGTGGTTAAAAAAGTTTTATATTTGTATTAAATAGTTCCAGAAAACTACTTGACTTTATTTATTAAAAACATTACCCCTGAGTAATAATGCCCATTCTTTCTGGAACGGCTAATGAAAGGGGGTAATAATATTTTTATATTATGCTTAAAGAAATTTCTATTTTACCTGACCAAAAAACAATTAGAATAGTTACAACAAGTGACAGTACATCCATTCTTATATTTAAGGACTGGGATAAAACCCCGATAATTGCTATTAAAATGAGTGAAAGAGATATTGTTGAATTGCTTTATTCATTAGAAGATACACTTTTAACAATTAGAAAAAATGGCTAAGAGATTTACAGATTCAGAAAAATGGAAAAAGCCATTCATAAGAAGTATAGAAACTCCTTATAAGTTGTTGTGGTTGTATGTTTTAGATGAATGCGACCACGCTGGAATATGGCAAGTTGATATAGAAGTTGCTCAACTTAAAATAGGGGAATCATTTACAATAGAGGACGCTTTAAGAAATTTTAAAGGCAAAATAATATCATTTTCAAATAACGAAAAATGGTTAATAATAGACTTTATAGATTTTCAATACGGTGTTTTAAATCCAAAAAACAGGGTTCATGAATCAGTTATTACACAGCTTTCGAAGTATGATTTAATTGACGAGAGCTTGAAAATTAAGCCCCTTACTAGCCCCTTGCAAACAGCTAAGGATAAAGATAAAGATAAGGATAAAGAAGAAGACAAGGATAAAGCGACTCGTATTTTTAAAAAATTAATTACTGATGAATCGTTTTTAAATAACACGTGTTTAGGATTTCGATTGCCATGGAATAAAGAAACTAATCATAACTGGTTGATTGAAAGATTAAAAGACTGGTTACACTTGAAAATTAGTGGGGCTGGTTTTGAAAACAGAACCGATGATGAAATTAAGGAATACTTTATAAATCAGACTCGTAAGATAGTTTTAACCGACCCCGAAATAATAAAATTCAAAAACGTAAATTCAAAATAATGGAAACCAACCCAGACCACATTGAACGCCAACTAATCGGTAAACTTTTAATTGACCCAAAGATATATTTAGACTTTCAAGACCTATTTAATGCTTATGAATTTCAAGGTATTAACGGTAGAATATTTACCGAAATAGCTCAACAAATTTTAACAGGGAAAGTCAATTCAATTGCCATAGCCAAATCAGTTGGTGACCATTTTTTGGGTAAACAATCGGACGCTATTTTATATCTAAGTAATTGTAGGTCGGGCGTTGTGTTTAACGATGCAACTGATGAGCAACTTTTATTTTTAATTGAAAATAGAAATTCAAGCCAATTAGTTAAAGGGATTCAGGAGCTTATGTTCATGGCTAATGAAAACAAAAGTACTGATGAGGTTAAAAATAAGGCAATGGAAATCTTTGCTGGTATTGAAAGTATCGGTAAAAACGAAATAAAGCCGTTTATTGACAACCTAAGCGCACTTAGTGAGGTTATACACCTTAACAGGTCGGGCAAAAAAGAAAGCGGTTTAAAGACGGGTTTAAACGGATATGACCAGTTTAATGGTGGTATGCAGTATTCAGACCTTGAGGTCATAGCTGGGAAAAGCTCGATGGGTAAAACAGCTTTTGTAATTGGTCGGGCTAGATTCGTGGCAATGTCAGGTCATGCGGTTGGTATATTCAATTACGAAATGTCAGCCATTCAATTAACCAGTCGTATAATTTCGCCTGTTGTTCCTGTGTCGGGTAAAGACTTATTAATGTTTCCTTTGCCCGATAAAGGGTTGGATATATTTAACAAGGCAATTGCAACGGTTCAGGATTTACCAATATTTATTGCCGATACGAATAACTCAAGCCTTCAAAATTGTTTAAGGCAAATTCGGTATTTGTTTTATAAAAATGGTGTAAGATATTTTATTGTTGACTATTTACAGCGTATGAATATCGCTGGTTTTAGGGGTCAACGTGAACAGGAAATTGGCGAAATATCCAAACGGCTTAAAGATATTGCAAAGGAATTAAACGTTAAAATTGATTTGTTAAGTCAGTTAAATAGAGATAAAATGCGAGAGGGCAAAGAACCTATTTTGTCAGATTTAAGGGACTCAGGCCAAATTGAGGAGGCTGCCGATATTGTTACGTTTATTCATAGGCCTGAATATTATTTAAAGGAAATGACCGAAGATAAAGACAAAGGAATGGCTAAAATAATTCAAGCCAAAGGACGTAATACAGGTGTGTTTGAATATAAAGTTAGGTTCAATCCTGTTTATACAACGTTTAATAATTTAGAAGAGGACGTGATTAAAACACCACCACAAAAAATAATTCCAAATACAAATTTTAGCGAACCAAAAGAGCATGAACACACATTCTGAAAGACAAAATCAATTTTTAAATTCCAAACATACCAATAGTTATTTAAAAGAATCAATGCGTTTGCAATTAAGCATTCGTGCACTGGAACGCAAAGCCAATCTAAAAAAAACACCGTCCGAAAATGCTATGGAAATAATCCAATCGTGTGAGGAAAGCATGAGTGAATTGATAAAACAAGGTTATCCAAACCACCATAAAGACGTTCAATTTTATAAAAAATTGATTAATTCGGTAGTTAAATTTGTTTAGAATCGTTATTAATAATGGTTTTAGTTTGTTTATTATTAGTAAGTTACGAATTATTTTACCTGTTTACATTACTTTAATGTAAAGTAGACCGCTTTAGTCCCTATCTTTACATAAACTTAAAACAACCGACAAGATGAAACATCAAACCGACAATCGAATCAGACCGCACTCAAGCGGTTCATTCCAACCAAAAACATCAATCTTCTTTTCGAACGGTGAAATCAAACCGAAAACAAAACTTTCGCCAGAGGAGATTATTGAAATACAAACCCTAATTGACCAGTACGGAAAATATACTAAAAACCAAAATAAATAATTATGAAAATAAACGGATTAACAGAAGAAGAATTGTTTCTATTGCTTGTAATAGAAAATTTTAAATCAGATTCACCTGAAACAGAGGAAACAATTAAATTAGCATCAATTAGAGGTATTCTTATATTCAACAATACAGAACAGCGTCACGATTTTTGGTGGGAATTGAGTATAAAAAATCCAACCTTTCACCACAAATTCATGTAATTAAAAGAAACAAAATAAATAATTATGAAAAAAACATTTAATCAATTAACTGTTGGGGACTTTATTTACGAGGTTTATATGAATGATATGAGCTATAAAAAAATGGAAATAAATAAAGTTGACTCAAAATTAATATACTTTGAT